AGACCCAGCTTGGCATTTCAAACATTGGAATGATAAAACAGTTACAAGAAAAGCCCCTTATTCTGTTATGTCTAAAGAAGATATTAAAAATTTACCAGTACAAGATTTGGCTGAAAAAGATTGTATTTTATTCCTTTGGGTTACTTTTCCTAAATTATTAGATGGATTAGAAACTCTTAAATCTTGGGGTTTTGAATATAAAACTTTGGGTTTTAACTGGATTAAAAAAAATAAGAAAGCAGATACCTTTTTTTGGGGTCTTGGATATTGGACAAGATCAAATTCTGAATTGTGTTTAATTGCAACTAAAGGCAAACCAAAAAGAGTTTCTAAAGGAGTTCATCAAATTATTTTTGAAAGGGTTAGAAATCACAGTCAAAAACCTGATATTGTAAGAGAAAAAATTGTTGAACTTTGTGGCGATTTACCAAGAATAGAATTATTTGCTAGAGAAAAAGTAGATGGGTGGGATAGTTGGGGCGATGAATTATAATGCCACTTACAAAACCACAAAAAGAGGTTCTTACTTGCGATAAACGCTTTAGAGTTCTTATATCTGGGCGTAGGTTTGGCAAAACATTTTTAGCAATACAAGAGATGGCAAAGTTTGCTAGATTTCCAAATCAGCGTGTTTGGTATGTCAGTCCTAGCTATAGACAAAGTAAAACTATTTGTTGGGATATGCTCAAAGAACAAATGATAAAACATAAGTGGATAAAAAAGATTAACGAGTCAGAATTATCTATTACATTAAGGAATAATTCACAAATAAGTCTAAAAGGTGCTGATAATTCACACAGAGATAATTTACGAGGCGTAGGCTTAAATTTTATTGTTATGGACGAGTTTGCTGATATACAACCACAAGCATGGTATGAGGTTTTAAGACCGACATTATCAGATACGCTAGGACACGCTTTATTTTGTTCAAGTCCAAAAGGATTCAATTTCGCCTATGACCTTTACAGCAAAAGAGACCCAGAATGGCAGAGTTTTAAATATACAACATTAGAGGGTGGTCAGGTATTACAATCAGAGATAGACCAAGCAAAAAATGATTTAGATGAGAGAACTTTTCAACAAGAGTATCTTGCTACATTTATTACTTATGCTGGCATTATTTATTACAACTTTGACAGAGATAAAAACATCGTTGAAAAATTTAGTAACAATTCAACTACCTTACATATCGGTTTAGATTTTAACGTCTCACCTATTTGTGCTGTTGTAGCTGTTATAGAAAATGATAGCATTTACGTTGTAGATGAGATACAAATATATTCTAGCAATACTAATGAAATGGTTGAAGAAATAAAAAATAGATACAAAAATAATCACACTGTAATTTATCCTGACCCATCTGCCAGACAAAGAAAAACATCGGCTGGTGGACAAACTGATTTATCAATTCTTATCAATGCTGGTTTTGATGTTAAGTGTAGAAACAAAGCACCATTAGTTAGAGATAGAATAAATGCAGTAAATTCTAAATTAAAAAACTCAAATGGTAAAAATAGTTTGTTCGTTTTAAAATCTTGCAAAAACGTAATCAAAAGTTTAGAAAGACAGATATACAAAGAGGGTACTCATGTTCCTGACAAAGACAGTGGTTTCGATCACTTCAATGATGCGTTAGGTTATTTAGTTGAATATAAATATCCTATCAGACGAAACTTTGAGCCTAGCCCTCCTAGTAGGTGGAGTTGATGGATAGAAAATTTTTAACAGCAAAGCACCCACTTTGGAACGCAAACATAGCAAATTGGGAGTTTTATATTCGTAGTTATCTGGGTGGTAATGATTATAAAAATGGTTATTACCTCCACAGATATATTTTAGAGTCACCAGAGGAACACGATCAAAGAATTAGACATACCCCATTAGATAACCACTGCAAGAATGTAGTACAAATATATACAAGTTTTTTATGGCGAGTCTCACCAACTAGAGACTATGGTACTTTAGATGGCGACCCACAGTTAGAGTCATTTATCAAAGATGCTGATTTAGATGGCAGATCATTTAACACTGTAATGCGTGAGGTTCAAATGAACGCAAGTATCTATGGTAATTGTTGGGTAATAATTGACAAGCCACAAACAAATACAAAAACTAGAGCAGAGGAATTAGAGCAAGACATCAGACCTTATATGTCTATCTATACGCCAGAAAATATTATTAATTGGAATTATAAAAGAGCATCAAGTGGTAGATTCTATCTTGATATGCTTTTACTTGTAGAAGATATAAATGCAGACAGAGCAATTGTAAAATTATTTACAGAGGAAAGTATTGCTACTTATGAGGTAGAAGATTTTGAAAAAGAATATGCAGATGGTGAGGCAAGACTTATTGAAGAAGTACCAAACCCTATTGGTAGAATACCAGCAGTAAATGTTTACAATCTTAGAGGTAACAAACGACCAATAGGTATTAGTGATCTAGCTGATGTTGCATATTTACAACAGTCTATATACAACGACTACTCAGAAAAAGAACAACTTATTAGATTAGCAAACCACCCAAGTTTAGTTAAGACTCCTAATGTTGAGGCTAGTGCTGGTGCTGGTTCAATCATTGAAATACCAGAGGATATGCAAGCTGATTTAAAACCTTACATTATTCAACCAAGTGGACAAAACCTAGATGGCATTATGAATTGTATTAGAATGAAAGTAGATGCTATTGATAGAATAACACACATGGGTTCAGTCAGAGGAACATCAGGAAACCAAATCTCTAGTGGTATTGCATTACAAACAGAGTTTCAGTTACTCAATGCAAAGTTATCAGAAAAAGCAGATTATTTAGAAAACGCTGAAGAACAAATCTGGTCATTGTTTGCTATGTGGCAAAATAAAGAATTTGATGGTGCTGTAGATTATCCTGATACTTTTGATGTCAGAGACTGGGCTAATGATTTACAATTCTTACAAATGGCTAAATCTAGTGGCATAAAATCAGAAACATTTAACAAAGAATTAGATAAACAAATAGCAGAGGCTGTTATTGATGATGACCAAATGATAAAAACAATAAATGATGAGATTGACTCTGCTAGAGGTTTACGAGGACAATTCAGAACAACTGAGGTAGAGGGGCAGACAGTAGGTGGCGAAGAAGAAGAAACGAACTAGAAGAGTACCAAAAGATAAGGACTCAGGTTTACCCAAAAAATATTTATCTGGGTTAAAAGGCAGAAAAAGATCAAGAAGAGCCAGCCTAATCAAACAAGTATCATCAATCTATAAATCTGGTGGTTACATACCAAGAGGATTACTAAGAGCAAGGACTAAGGCATAATGGCAGTTAGAAGAAAACCTTTATCACCAGCAGTACAGGCAACACTTAGAAGAAAAGCAAAAGCATCTAAAAGATATACTTATGGCACACTAGCAAAGGTTTATCGTAGAGGACAGGGTGCTTTTTTGAGTGCTGGTAGTCGTAGAGTTCCTATGAGTGCTTGGGCTATGGGTAGAGTTAATAGTTTCCTTAGAGGTTCACGCAAACACGATTTAGATTTAAGAAAAAAAAGAAGAAAAAAATAATGGCAACATATCAAGGTAAATCAGTAAAACTAAACAAGCCATTTAGAACCCCATCAGGTAGTAAAAAATTTGCTGTTTACGTCAGAGACAGAAAAACTGGGAATGTCAAAAAGGTAAGATTTGGCGACAAAACCATGAGCATTAAATCAAATATACCAGCTAGAAAACGTAGTTTTTTAGCACGCATGGGTGGAGTTTTGAAAAGAGTTCGTGGACAAAAAAATTTAAGTCCAGCTTTTTGGAGTATGTACTCTTGGCGTAACAGTATCAAATGAGCAAGATATTAGATAAACTTGCAGATCAGCACGAAGAACGATTAATAAATACCTTATATCGTTTAGAGGACGATGTTATCAGAGCAGTCAGACAAGCAACTGGTGGTAGTCTTGATACTACTGACATAAGATTAGCTATTGCATTACAGCCACAGTTAAGAGCAACGATTGAAAATGTATTTTTAAATGAGGCAGATTTATTAATTAACGATGATTATAATAAAATAGCAAAAGACGTTTTAGACGAATTTGGTAAAATGCCTATACCAGCAAGATTTAAAAATTTAACAGAGGTAGATTTATTAACGATAGATGCACTTAAAAGACAAGTATTTGAGGGTTTTGAAGATATTGCAGAGAGATTTTTAAAAGAAATAAACGATGAAGTATATCAAAGTGTAATAGCTGGCAGACCTTTTGACGACATGGTTGAAAACATAAGAGGTCATATCAATGGAGTTTATAGAGCATCAAACATGGCAGAAATAAATGAGTTAGTTGATTTTATTAATGAAAATAAATTTAATGCTAAAATGAAACCACAAGTAGATGATGCAATAAGAAAACTACATACACAATACGCATCTGACCGATCAGGTGAAAATTTGCGTAAGTATGCTGGTCAAATAGCACATGACTCAGTAATGCAGTTTCATGGACAATTCACAGTTAAAAAAGCAAAAGATGCTGGACTAACACACTTTCGATATACTGGCACTTTAGTTCGAGACTCTAGACAATTTTGCACAGAAATGGTAAACAAAACACTAACCGAAACAGAAATTAGGGATATGTGGAAAAGAAGATCATGGGCTGGTAAATCAAATGGCGACCCATTTATTGTAAGAGGTGGTTACAGATGCAGACATACTTGGCTACCCACAGACCCTAATTGGAATATATAACAGGGAGTATTAAATGGCTGATGAAAACCAAGTAGAACAAACTACGGAAACAAAAGAAACAGAACAACCAGTTGAGCAACCAACTGAGACTGTAAACACACACACATTTTCTGAGGAAGATGTAAACAATATTGTCAAACAAAGACTAGCAAAAGAGAGAGCATCTATATTTAAAAAATTAGATGTTGATGATTTAGATACTGCAATTAATGCAGTTAAAACTCAAAAAGAGGCTGAAGAAAAAAGCAAAATACAAAAGGGTGAGTTTGAAAAATTATTAAAAGAAAAATCTGAAGAGTATGGAAAAAAGATTGGAAACTTAGAGAGTGAGTTAAGAGATATAAAAATTAACAAGGCTCTATTATCTTCAGCATCAAAAAATCGTGCTATCAACCCAGATCAAGTTGTTGAACTATTGAAACCAACATTAAGATTAAATGAAACTGGTTCAGTAGAAGTCCTTGATAAAAATGGTATTGCACGATATAACGGAAAAGGGGAGACTCTAACTACTGACGAGTTAGTTCAAGAGTTTTTAACACAGAACCCACACTTTGTTTCTGCTACCCCAAGTGGCAGTGGCTCAGTGTCAAATGTGGATAGGACAGAACTCAGAAAACCTTTAAACCTGAGTGATTTGAACATGAATGATCCAGAGGATAGAAAAGCGTATGCCAAATATAGGGAAGAACGTAATTCTAAACCAACAGTTATTCAAAACAAACCATAACCATTATAAGGAGTAAAAATGGCTAACGAAACGACAAGTAGCACGATTTCAGAATTATATACGGAAATCGTAGCAGAGGCTTTGTTCGTAGCACAGGAACAAAGTATAATGAGAGGTCTTGTCCGTAATTACACTATCGCTGGTGGTGGTAAATCTGTAGAAGTGCCGATTTATTCAACTGTCAGTGCGTCAGCAGTAAACGAGGCAACCGATCTAACAAACACAGCAGTGAATCCATCATCTGTTACTATAACAGCATCAGAGGTTGGAATCATGACTACATTAACAGACCTAGCAAGAAACTCAGCATCAAGAAATGTTGCTGGCGACATCGGTAGATTATTTGGTGAGGCAATCGCTAAAAAAATTGATACAGATTTGACAGCATTATTTGATGGATTTTCTACAAGTATAGGTGGTGCTGGAACTGAATTGACTATTGATAATATTTTCAAAGCAGTTGCAACTTTGCGTCAAGCAAATGTACCAGCCCCATATTTCGGAGTATTTAACCCAAAAGTTATTTACAATGTGAAGAAATCACTAACCAATACTTTTGTTAATCCAAATGCTGGTGATTTACAGAACGAGGCTATGAGAACTGGCTTTATCGGTGAGATAGCTGGTGTAAGAATATTTGAATCTTCAAATGTTGATGGCACTACAGATACTGATAACTGTAAAGGTGCAGTATTCTCACAAGACGCTTTAGGACTAGCGATGATGCAAGACCTAAAAATTGAAAGTCAAAGAGACGCTAGTTTGCGTGCTGATGAAATTGTAGCAACAGCAGTATATGGCGTAGGTGAACTACACGATTCGTATGGCGTTGAAATGCTTAACGAATCAGTAATTAACTAAACATAAAAACAATTAGGGGTGGTTTATCCACCCCTTATCTGTTAGGATAAATTATGGATAAGATCAAATTAGTTAATGCAAGTGGCAAAGTTATTGAACGTAATAAATATGATTACGAGAGAAATGTTGCAACTTGGGAGGCAAAAGGTTTCAAAGTGCATGATGGTAAAGCTAAAGCCCCAGCACCAAAACCAGAGCCAGTAAAGAAAACAACAAAGAAAAAAAAGTCTAAAAAATAATGGCGACAAGCGAATTTAGTGTTGCGAATACTAATTTGCAAAAAATACAGCCTGATATCTTAGGCTTTGGTATCGCTGACTTTGGCGATCAATTACAGTTTGCAGAGAATGATGTTTTAAGACGAGTTCGAGAGGAATGGTGGGAACGATATAGACATCAAGTAAGATATAAAGATATTACAAAGGTTACATCTGTTGAAATGGTAAATAGTAAACTTACCGATTCGCAGTGGACACAATCAGTAGTTTATTTAGCATTATGGAAATACATTTACCCAATACTAACAAAGTGGCGAGACCCAGATACAGGCGAGGGTAAAGATACTTTCCAAGTACAAATAGATTTTTATAGAGATAGATACGAGGAAGAGTTTCAGGCAATATTGCGTGATGGCGTTGAGTACGATGAAGATGGTGGGGGGACAGTATCTGACAGCGAAAAAGAGCCTTTGCACATGCTTAGACTTGTCCGATAATGGATTTAAAAATAACAGCTAATACTATTGAAGTTACAAATATGCTTAAAGGTATAAGCAGAAAACAAACCTCAGCAATAAAAAAATCACTTAATAGAGTTTCTAATATGGCAGTCCAAATGATTACTGTTAGAACACAAAGAGGATTAAAACCTGATGGTGGTTCATTCAAAGAGTATTCTAGGGCTTACAAAGAGAGTGAGGAATATAAAAAGAAAAATAACAAAGGTAGAGTAGATTTGACTTTATCAGGTCAAATGTTTCGTAGTTTAGACTTTAGACAAAAAGGATTTAAAAATACTTTATTGTTTGCAAATAAAGATATGGAAAAAAGAGCATTTAGACATGATACAGGGGTTGGTAAATTACCAGTCAGACCTTTTTTTTCTATTGGTAGAAAAGAAGAGGGTAAGATCAGAACAGAATTTGGAAAATTTTATTTTAGTCAGTTGAGAATATGAGTAAAAGAGAAAGTATAGCTAGCGATATTATTACAAAACTTGATGCTGTTTCTAGCCCCATTGAGTTTAAAAAACTTACAAGAGAACCTTTTGAAATAGAAGAGTTAAGCGATGCTCAGTTTCCTTGTGCTTTCATACAATCAGGTGATGAAACTAGAGAACCATCGTCTATTGGTGCAACAGGGTCTGGTTCATATAGAGGAACTATAGATTTTATTATTATTGCATTTGGTAAGGGTACAACTAGCAATATAGATACTGTAAGAAACCAAATTATCGAAGTGGTTGAAGAAACTCTTGATAATGATATAACAAGAAATGGAAATGCACTGGATACACAAATTGTTGAGGCATCGTCAGACGAGGGTACTATCTATCCTTATGGTGGGGTGCGTATAACTGTGAGAGTAGTGTATGAATTTGTAAGGGGGACAGCATAATGGCACAAGATATAATTATGGTCAAAGGTGATGCTATAATAAAAATCGCACCAGATTTTTTAGAGTATTATCAAAAACGAGGTTGGCAAGTGCAAGATAAAAATAAAAAAATATCAGTTGCACAGGAAACTAAAAAGATTATAAAAGAATTAACTAAAGAAAAAAAGGAGTAATAGATTATGGCAACTCATCATGGAAAAGACGCAGTAGTTCATATTGGTGGTACTAATATTGGACAAGCTACTGGTTTTACTATTGATACTACACACGATGTAGTAGAGGACACTGCTCTAGGAGACTCAATGAAATCATTTATAACTGGTAGAGGTAGTTTCACTGCATCTATCGATATGAACTTTGATGATGACGACACAGCACAAGGTAGCCTTACACAAGGTGCTAGTGTGAGTGTAGAGTTTATGCCAGAGGGTTCAGGTTCAGGTGAACAAAAATTATCAGGAACTGGAATCGTAACTGGAATGAGTGTTGGTGTTACTTTAGATGGCGTTACTACTAGAACTGTATCATTACAAGGTTCAGGTGGTCTAACTATCGGCACAGTATAAATTAGTTATTTATGGCTGATGAAAAAATTGATTACTTTGAGGGTATCAGAGATCATTTTTCGACACTAGAAACGCAAATAATAGAAGTGCCTGAGTGGGGCTTAGTTGGCGATAAAGCCATCTATTGTAAGCCTTTTAATATGCGTGAAAAAGCCAAAATATTTAAGGGTGCTACAACCACTGATCTGGTCGTTTTAATTGATGTCATAATAGAAAAGGCATTAACAAAAGATGGTGAAAAAATGTTCAATGCTACTCATGTTTTGGCTTTTAAAACTAAAGCAGATACAAATGTGATAGCAGATGTTGCTACAAAAATTATGGGTACTGGAAATGAAGATTTCCAAGACGCTAAAAAAAACTAAAAAATAACCCAGAACTTCATAACATATTCGCACTTGGCGAAAAATTAAACAAGACTCTTCCAGAAATCTTGCAAATGTCCGTTTATGAGTTTAATATGTGGATTGCTTACTTCAATCTTCAACAAGACGAAAGAGATAGGCAAGAACGTATTGCAAAAATGAAAAAGTAAATGGCTACCAAAAAAGTTAATATTGATATCGTTGCTAAAGATAAAACTCGCATGGCAATGAAAACAGCAACTGCTGGAATTAACAATCTTAAAGCATCTGTATTCAATCTCAAAGTAGCATTCGCTGGATTAGGTGCTGGTTTCATAGCTAAAGGTTTTATTGATACTGCAAGGGAAATTGAAAGACTTAGAATTAGATTCAAATTTTTATTTACCGATGTTGCAGAGGGTGAAAAAGCATTTAAAAATTTAATTAAGTTTGCTGGTCAAGTTCCATTTACTTTAGAAGAAATACAAAGAGGTTCTGCTAATTTAGCAGTTGTTTCAAAAGATGCTGATGAGTTAAATAAATTACTTGCAATAACTGGTGATATAGCATCTGCATCTGGTTTAGATTTTCAAACCACTGCTGAACAATTACAAAGAGTTTTTTCATCTGGCATAAATTCAGCAGATTTATTCAGAGAACGAGGGGTAAGAGCATTATTAGGTTTTGAGGCTGGCGTTCAAATAAGTGCTGAAAAATCTAAACAACATATCCTAGACGCTTTTGAAAATGGCACATTGTCCGTAGTAGGTGCTAGTTCAGAAATGGCACAGTCTTTTGATGGGGTTGTTTCAATGTTACAGGATAAATTTTTGCAATTCAAAATAGCACTTATGGACGCAAAACCTTTTGATTTCTTAAAAGCCTCAGCCATGTTGTTAGAGGAAACAGTAGGTAAAAACTTTGAAAGCATAGAAGAAATGGCTGGACACATGGGTGATAGGGTAGTTGAGGCAATAAAAGTTATTGCTTTAGGTGCATCAAGTGTAGTCGATGCAGTTACGCCAGCATTTAATTTTATTTTTGGTGGAATAAACACATTGTTCAGAGGAATTAACGCTTTACCTGATTATTTAAAGGTAGCTGGTATTTTAGGTTTTTTAGCACTGGGAACAAAAGGTAAGTTAGTCATTGTTCTTATCACTGGCGTTTATAATAAAATACAAGAAATATTTAGTACGCTTTTAGATTTTGTTATTAAAAGCACAGATAAAATAGCTAGTGCTGTAAAAAAATTAGGATTTGATGAAACAGCAGAACAGATTATGGCTTTTGGTGATGCAATAGAAAAAGTAAAACCTAGTATGGTTGATGGCATAGCAGACATAAAAGAGTCTTTT